GCTCTTAAAGAAGCAGTTAAATAATGATTTTATAAAAAGCCCGTCATATCAAGCATTTGAGCTTGTGTGACAGGCTTTTTTTGTTTAATAAGGGGCAAATAAGGGGCAAATTATAAAGAATCAAGCAAGTCCAGGATATTATCATCCATCTTTTTAGTAACGTGTGTATAGATTTTATTAGTCGTTCGAGAATCAGAATGACCAACTCTTGCCATAATTGCTTTTAAGGGTACATTGTTTTCTGCCAATCTACTAACAAGAGTATGTCTGAAGATATGCGAGGTAAGATGTTTATCTATTGGTTTTTTTAAACGTTTATTTGCTTTCTGGATTGCTAAGTTGAAAGAATTATTTTGGATTGGTATGCCATTTTTGGTAACAAAGATAAATCCAAGGTCATTAAATGTTTTTCGAGTGTTTTTAGAAAGTTCATTTATTGAGATAAATTCTTTTAAAATTTCAATTTCTCTCTTTGATAAAGAGACAGTTCTGAAGCTTGCAGCAGTTTTTGTAGTTGTTTTAAATCCTTTTGAATACCCTACTGTTTTATCTAGAGTCCCATGGATTTTTACTGTCTTGCTATCAAAATCAATATTTTCTAGTTTAATAGCAATAGCTTCACCAATTCGACAACCATTGTATGACATAAATTCAGCAAGCAATCCTAGTCTGTATGTGTTCTTTGTCCTATGTAATTCTTCTAATAATCTTTTTAGTTCATCCTCTTCCAAAAATTTCTTTTCTGTCTTTTCTAATTCTTCGATTGTTTTTATTTGTTTTGGAAGTTTTGCTCGTCTTGCAGGGTTGTCTTTGATATATTCAAGACTAACTGCATAGTCAAACGATAGATTTAAAATCATTTTATAGCGTTCTAGTTTTGAACGAGAAATATCTAAATCATTCAAAAAACGCTGGATATATTTAGTGTCTATATTCTTAATTTTAATTTCTGTATCAAATGCTTCTTTAAAATCATTCACGCTGCTAGTAAGAGAGCTGATAGAACTACCTTTGATTTCTTTCTGGTAAAATGTCCACCATTCATCTAAAACATGTTGATAAGCCACATCTGTTGATTGTAAATTTTGTAAAATTTCTTCTATGCGTTCATCTAGTAATTTTTGAGCTTCTTTTTTTGCTCTTGATGTACCAGAGCTAAGAGTTACAGAAACTCTTTTCCATTTTTCGGTATATGGGTCTTTATATCGCTCGAAAAATTTATATTTTCCGTTGGAAAGTTCTTCCATCCACATTGATTTTTCCCCTTTATTTTGTTAAAATGGGTATAAGAAAATGACCTTTTGAATGGTTATTTCCTATACAGTACATCCTCACACTTTAGCTTGCAGGCGGTGTGGGGATTTTTTAATTAGATGATTTTTTCAAAAACCATTGTAGCTTGGATACGGTCTCCACCACCAAGGCCTTTACTTCCACCATTAGCAGTAGTGATAGTATGTAGTCGATAGCCTTTTGCTACTTGATTATTGATAACATTTTCCAATTCTGTTAAGTTACCAGAACCAGTTCCAAATAACTTTTCTTTTAAAGTTACTTGAAGAACGACGTAGTGTAGTCCGTTAACTCCAGAAGCAGTTGAAAAAGATGCCTCTTGTTTAATATTGTTTAAAAATCCCATAGGTTTTTACTCCTTTAATTTAATAACGCTTTATATTCTTCCATAACCATTACTTCGTCAGCAATGGTTTTTAAGTTATAGAATTCCATGAATTTGAGATAATCAAATTCTTTTGGGTCGTCTATTTCTCCTAAAGCATCCACCAATAGATGATGTATCATATTTCTGTTGGCTTCATTTTCACACCTTATGAGCGCATTTTGGTATTCTTTTTCAGTATGGTCGATATGTCCTAACTCATGCAATATGACTTGTTTTTGTTTTTCGGGTGCTAGGTCTTTACTTACAAATACAACTTTAATCTCATCTATATAGATGCCATTCCTATTCCATAGGTTCTTGTCAAAATATTCTATCTTGACACCGTATTTTTTGCAAATGTCTTCAATGCTCATTTTTTATTAAGATATATTTCTATGATGTTTTGAATGGCTTCAATATCATCTTCATTTAACGGTTTACCATCAAATGTTTTAGCATTTTCAGCCATTTTGCGTAAGTCTAAATCTGTATATATTTTTGGTTCTACTGAAGTTTCATCACTCCAACCCATAAGTTCAGCGGGAGAAATGCGTAACTTATCAGCAATCTTTTTTAAAACTTCAGGGCCTACTTTTTCTATATCGCCTTTTTCATAACGAAAAATAGTAGATCGTGATACACCTACATAATCAGCTAAATCATCAGCAGAGATTTTTAATTCTTTTCTCCTTAATTTTATTTTTTCTCCAACGTTCATGATTTTTTCCTCCTATATATTACACTTCAATTTTACACCTTTAGTGCCAAAAATGCAATAAAAAAAGTTTCAAAAATGCGATTTTTTTGTTGACATTTGCTTTTTAAGGTGTTATACTTAATTCAATAAGTCGCATAAGTGCGACAAAAGAAAGGAGAATATATGGTAAATGTATCTAAGTTAAAAGGTAAAATTGTTGAACGAAATACCACACAAGAAGAACTTGCAACAACCATAGGTATTGATAAAAGCACGTTTTACCGTAAGATGAAACAAAATGGCAACTTCTCAATTAAAGAAGTGAACCTGATTGTATCAGCTCTCAATCTATCAAAAGATGAAGCTATGTCCATTTTTTTTAGCGAAATAGTCGCATAAGTGCGACAAAAGAAAGGAGGGAGATATATGCCAAGACCAAATGAAAGGGGGAGAGGAGAATGGTAGAGACTTTCTTAATTGGCTTTGTTTTCGGTAGTTTTCTGTGCTACATTGTCGCTACTCTGATAGGCGCTGTATTGGATTTTAAACTTCAGAAGTGGCAACAACAAAGCGATAAAAGCAATCCAACCAGTAAGGATTGAAAACTGTAATTCTGTGAGAGTCAAGGTAGCGACAGCTATCACTGTAGTCGCTAAACCTACAGATGAAATGTAAGTTGTGATTTGTGTATAAACTTTATCAGGTATCAATTTTCTATTTCGTCCACATGAAATACAGAAATAAATTGAACCGAAAAATATAAAGCAAAGAATAACAACGAATACAATAGCAAGGATTCTTTGTTCTGTAAAAGCTTTCAAGAAATCTGTTAACAGTGAATCAGAAATAGGATAAAAGGTAGTAAAAAGGTGAAATCCTACGATAACTGTCGAAATCGGAACTAGGACACCATATAAGACGATTTCCTTTAGATAGTGAAAAAATGAAGATTTCATTAATCTCCTCCAGTCGTTTTTATTTTAATTATATCAAATTTAGAAAGGAATACTATGAACGATATAAACCTTAATCAGATTGAACTTGAAATCAAAGAATTTCTATCCGTTCCCTTAAAACTAAAAATTTTACGAGAATGTTTGTTGCATTTGTTCTTCAAAATGGTCAATGATACATCAGATATAACAGTCGAGAAGTCAACCATACATTCTAGTGATAGAACAAGCAAGATAGTCTATACAGTAATAGTATATGAGTAAACAAAAAGCACCTAACAAAGTCAGGCGCTTACTAAAATAACTAACTGAATTATATCACAGAAAGGAAAATAAATCTATGCCTAAGGCAGAAATTACTTATAAGCCAGTGGGGATAAATGAAAAGGCCACACATGGCGATTATGAGCATCTTTGTCAAATGTGGGAGGGGTTGACAGTTGCGACTCTCAAAACATGGGCGAAAGAAATGCGAGATCATCCAGAATTTAAACAATTCATCGACAATCCAACACACAAGCTAGTGTTTATCAATTATGAAGGTTTTCGATTATTCGTTAAATGGAAAAGCAGAAATCGTTATCGCACTAAAAAAGAAACTCTGGCAGAAATGCTAGAAAATCTTAAAAAAGAAAAACAATTAGGAGTTTTAACATGAAGCTATTAGATAAACTTACAAATTACTTTTTCGGTCAAGAAAGAAATGCAGACTGGAAGCTAGTCGCATTAGACTTGAACCGTGAATTGATTGAAAAACAAGAAGAAAACAAAATACTTTATCAGCGTATAGCTGACCTTGAGAAATTATTAGAGGTGTAGAGAATGAAATACTTTATACCAAAAATTGACATTGAATGCGAAAGTTTTAGAGAAACAAAACAATGTGATAAATATCCAAGACACGAATACCTCTTCAAAAATGGATATGGCGCAAGTGTTATTCACAATCTTTATTCATACGATTTAGAGTTAGCTGTGTTAAAACATGACAACGAAACTGGAGAATGGAATCTTACTTACGACACAAAAATTACAGATAATGTAGTCGGTTATATTAGCGGTAAAGAAGAATTAGAAAAACTTTTAAATATGATTTCACAATTAGAAAAGGAAAATTAACATGACAGAACCAAACATTTTAAGTCAGATTTTAGGCATCCTGGCATCAGTGGTCTGCTTATTCGCTATCTTGGTCTTGATTGCAAACAATGAGCAAAAGGCAAAAGATAAGAAGCGTAAGCAGGAAGAACATGACAAGATGATTATTGAAGTCTACCAGGAAGGTAGAAATCAATTCAATAATATCGCACGCATGAACATTCGCAACTGTGACCGTAAATTTACTTACGATACAGAAAAACCAGTTGGTCTACGTGAAGACTTGCTCGCGCTACCATATCCAAAGGGGTGATTATATGAGCCTATATATCTGGAAATGTGGATGTCGTGATTGTGGGAATACATTCGAATATGTCGATAATTACCCAATTATTGAATGTCCAAAGTGTGGCAGCGTTGACTTGAAAAATGAATTTAAAGGCAAAGAATACGATTAATAGGAGAAATAAAAATGGAAAACACAACAAAAATGTTAGCTAAAACAATTTTAATTACACTTGAAAATCAAGATAGATGGGTATCTGAACCTCGTTTTGAGACACTAGATGTCATAAATGATATTCGTAAACGCAATACACTTACAGAGAAGAAAGTTGATGATGACGGAGATTTTTACGAAGAGTTTAAAGGATATTTGAATGATGAATTAGAAGAAAAACTAAAGATGATTGAGATTTCATTCAAACGTGATTTGGCAGACTATGAGCGTTACAAAATTGAGAAAATCAAAGCAATCACGAAAAACCTAGACATTATTAAACAATTGGCAGAAATCTATTCAGATGAAAAAGAAGAGGAAAAATAAACATGGCAACACTTTATGAACTAACAGGACAGTTCCTTGATATCTATAACTTGGAATTGGACGAAGAAACCAAACTAGATACGCTTGATAGTATCGACTGGCAAACTGACTATGAAGAAAAAGTTGAAAACTATATCAAGGTTATGAAAAATCTTGAATCAGATATTGAAGCACGAAAAAATGAAATCAAGCGCTTGACTGAATTAAACAAGGCTGATGAAAAGAAGAAAGATCACTTGAAAGAAACACTTTCTACAAGCATGGCTCTTACAGGGCATGAACGTGTAGACACTCCACTGTTTAAAGTGTCATTCCGTAAGTCACAAGCAGTCGAAGTGGATGAAACAGTCTTACCAGAAAGCTACAAGGTAGCAACGTGGAAGCCTGATAAAAAACGACTTAAAGAAGATTTGAAAAATGGTCTTGAAATTGTCGGTGCAAGTCTAGTAGAAAGAAAGAATTTAAGTATTAGGTAAGAAGATATGAAAATTCTAGCAATCGACCCAGCATCCAATAAGATTGAAACTTCAACAACAGGGATTGTCATATTAGACAATGCAAGGTTAGTTGGAAGTTGGGTAGCAGAATATGGCATGAAGGGATTCGCTAAATGGTTTCATGATATTGGAGACACACTTGATTTTGATGTAGTAGTTGTCGAAGAATTTAGATCCAGAGATAATGACAGGTCAAAAGATAATAGTGTGTTAGAAACTATTGCTTATATCCAGTTGTGCTATCCAGATGCCATTCTTCAGTATAACGGTGGGTACAAGTCAGACATTCCAGACGACCTTTTAAAAATCTTAGGTCTATGGAAGTTTGAAAAAAGTCACCACCAAGACATACGAGCAGCAGCAAGACTTGGACTATTCTGGGCCATGAGAAATAATATTGAAGAAGTTATCCAAGATATCGGGAAGGTGGTGAGTGAGTATCACAATAACTCTTAGGAAGTGGCAAGCTGAAGCAGTCAAAAGAAGTAACCGCTTATCAAATGGAATCTTTTTAGAGGCTCTTGGGGGGCGCGGAAAAACTATCTGTGCGCTCGCTATCGCAAAACACAAGAAAGCTAAAAAAATCATCATCACTAACAACCGACTGGCAATCTTGAATGGTTGGATTGAAGCGGTCAAGTTTATGAATTTTGATGAAGATGTTGAAATTATCATTCGAACAGATAGATATCTTCAAAACCAAGTCAAAAAGGGACATAAATTAGCCTGTGACGTGCTGATTGTGGATGAGTGGCAGAATATGTCGAGCGATAAGCAAGTGGCCTTATATCGCAAAATAAAGCGTAAATACACGATAGGTCTTTCAGCAACACCAATCAGAAAAAAAGGTCAAAACTTCTACCCACTAGAAAAAATCGTTTTTGGTTGGGCAACACCTAACAATAAATTTGACTGGCAAAAAGCTCACGGAAAAATGGTCTATGATCCATTCAGTTATTCAAAAGAGAAGTGGGAAGATTTTAGAGATTATGAAAGTTATGTCTCAAACCTACCAAACTTCTTTAGGTGGGAAGAAATCGAAGAAATCGAAAATGCAGTCGAAAATAACGGTTTTGAAATCAAATTCTATCAAAAGAGAGTTGCTCCTGGCAATCCAGAAAAACTTGCTGAGTTTAGGAAGTTAAACCTAGTCACAGTAAATGGTAAGACTGCCATGGCTAAACAATCTTTTGGGAGAAACACCTTCGAGCGCTACCTCAACCAAACTGGTGTAGATGTTGATTTTCCAAAGTTGAAACCAGTCAACAAAGACACACCATTATTACTAGAACTTGATGGACTAATTGAACGAGCACCACACAATATGTTGATTGTCAGTAAGTCTAAACAGATTGTAAATGTTATCCGTGAAAGACATCCAAACATTGGTATCTGGACTGGAGACAACAAAGACGGTCTGGATAATCAAATAGTGGTTGCTACCAGTCAAGTTTTAGGAGTAGGTGTTGACGGACTACAACACAAATACCAAACCATTGTCGTACTAGATCCAGTTGAAGAAGGTTCTGGAGAATACGATGATTACCGACAGTTGCTTTGGCGCATAACAGGAAGTCGACAGCAGCATGATGTAAATGTAATTGAATTTTATTATAAAGGAGCATAAATCTTGTTTAAATTACCAGAAAATAAACCACAAATTCCAAAAGACACCCCTCGCAACTATTTCATCTATGGTGAAACTATGAGTGGTAAGTCTTATCTAGCAAATGAATTTCCAAACCCTATTGTATTAAATACGGACGGAAATGCAGAAGCTAACAGCGTACCAAGTATTCAGCTATTGAATGAAAAAGACACCACTGGACGAATTACCAATTCAGTTATCAAACAGTTGGGTGAAATCCTATTAGCACTTCAAACACAAAAACATTCTTATGAAACAGTCGTAGTCGATGTAATCGATGATGTCATTGAAATGATTAAGATTGCAGTTTGTGATGAATTAACACCAGCTGGGAAACCTCGTTTAAAATCCTTGTCAGAAATTCCATACGGTAAAGGTTATGATTTCTTCAATCAAGCAATTACAGAGTTGGTGATTGACCTTAAAGCCTTACCAATGAATGTTATCTATATCAGTCGACAAATCTCTGAATATGACGATAACGGTAATGCAACGAAAGACAAACCAAGCTTAAAAGATAAGTATGTGAACCTTATTAACGGAAATTCTGACTTAATGATCCATACTGAAAAAATTGGAAGTAACTATAACCGTGAAGTTGACCGTAAGCGTAAGTCTTACTACGCTGACCAGGTTGATGATAAGAAAATCTTGAAGATTTTAAGTACTGTACGAGGTGCTCTTACCCCTGCTAAACCTAAAAAGGTTGAAACAACTGAAACAACAAACACTAAACCGACTGCAGCAGTAGAGAAAAAAGAAGATGCAGCAGTTAAAGAACTATTTTAAGAATTAAAGGAGAAACAAAATGAGTTTATTAGATATCGCAAAATCAATCAAAAAAGAAGGCTTTGACCCACGTAAAGATAGTGCAAATGGACCTGCACCAATCCCTGCTGGAACTTATCCAGTTATCTTGAAAAAAGCTAGTTTCAACATCGCAGAAAGTGGTTGGGAGAGTTTAGCTTATCAATTTGAAGTCCGTGGTGGTGACTATGACGGTCGCTCTGAATATGTTTCGTTTGGAACATTGACCGAATGGAACGGTAAGAAATTAGACTGGGCAGTCCAACGTACGATGAAATTCTTTATTAAGGCTTTAGTTCTTGCTGGTGACAATATGCAAGGCGACGAAGAAGACGGTAAAGCTTTGGAAGAAGCGCTACAACGTAAAGCAGTTGGTTCATACTACAACCTAGTGATCACTGAAACAGAAAGTAAAGGTAAAGTTTACCGTAACTATGACCTTGAAGAAGACACAATGCAAACAATGGCAGCAGCAGATATTTCAGACGATGACTTGCCATTCTAACAATTAAGGAGTTAAGATATGCCATCTATGAAAGACTATGCCTTGCAGTATCAAAAATTAGGCTTTTCAGTCATTCCAATCAATCCAAAAAACAAAATGCCATTGATTGAGTTTGCTGATAAACCTGCCATGACTGCAAGTGAAATTGAAACCTTTTGGGATGGCTTTCCTAATGCCAATATCGCTTTAAAAACAACTAACTTCTTTGTCATTGATATCGACAAACACGGTAAGTCAAACGGTTTTGAGTCATTGAAAAAATGGGAATACTTAAAACTAATCGAACCAACTCTACAAGCTAAAACAGCAAGTGGTGGGAAACATCTATTCTACTTCAAAAGAGAGGATGAACCTATCACACAGATGATTGGTTTCTTACCAGGTGTAGATATCAAAGCTCACGAAAATAACTATGTGTTGGTCGCACCATCTGCCACTGACAAAGGGCAGTATGAGTGGGATTTAGAAAAATCAAAGGAAGGTGGAACAATCGTAACACCTTCCAGAGATTTAATCAGAGCCATCAAAAAAACATACGGTAAGACACACGGTTATCGATATGACGGAACGGACGGTTTAAGAGATTTAGCTAGACGGTCTTACACACGAGATCGCACACAAACAACCGACCTTTTTGAAACCATTGCTCTTGGTTTTGGTGGTGAAGGTGGGCGAAATGATAAACTAGCAAGTTTTGTCGGAGGTCTGTTATATCGAGCAGTAGATGATGAAGTAGTAGTTCAATTAGCAAGACTAGCAAACGCAAATAGTCAAAATCCTTTGCCTGAAAAGGAAATGATGCGTACTGTTGAAAGTATGATAAAGAAAGATAGGAGGTGAGAACGATTGGTGATGTAGTAAGTATAAATTCACAAGATAAGATGATTTTAAATGATAAAGGTGCAATCAAGGCCAACAGTCCAATGAATGTACTGGCATCGTTTAAAGCTGATGACCAGTTAAGTCTCTATCTCAAGCATAATGATTTCTCACAAGAACATGAGCTGCTAAAGGATATCAAAATAGGAAACACCTTCTTTAAAAAAGGGGAATTGCCTTCTAACTTTGACTCAGTTGTAAAAGTTTATTTTGAAAGTGTCTTAGGAGTTGCTTATTCAAACCAAGCGATGCTGGATGGCATGGAAACCTTCTTCTCTGAAAGGTCGTACAATCCAGTTATCGCATACATGGAACGTGCAGCAGAAAATTGGGACGGTCGCAAACGAATTGACCGTATGCTTCAAGTCTATCTCGGTGCTGATGATAACCCTTTAATTTCAAAAATTGCTGAGATGTGGTTAGTTGGTGCAGTTGCTAAAGTGTATGATCCATTTGTTAAATTTGACTACGTTTTGGATTTGGTCGGTGGTCAAGGTGTTGGGAAAACCTCACTCCTTCAAAAGCTGGGTGGTGCTTGGTATACCGATTCAGTTACGGATTTTGCAAACAAAGATAATTATGACATCATGCTGAAGTCTTTGATTGTAAATGATGATGAAATGGTTGCTAGTAACCGAATGAGTTTCACTGAAACAAAAGCCTTTATCTCAAAAACTAGCTTACGTTTTCGTAAACCTTACATGAAGCGTACTGAAGAATTTGCTAAAAACTTTGTTTTAGCACGCACGACAAATCAAAAGGAATACTTAAAAGATAAAACAGGTGAACGTCGATTCTTGCCTGTGCTCGCAAATATCGAAAATCAGAAAAAGCACCCTATGGAAATTGAACCTGAAACAATCGAACAAATTTGGGGCGAGGCCGTCACAATCTATCGCGCTGGTGCTGATTTGATGTTTGATAAAGAAATTGAAGAAGAATTAGAGCTTTATCGTGAGACGTTCATGTATCGTGATGAAGTTGAATTGCAAGTGCTTGAGTATCTGGAAATGCCTATTCCTGATAATTGGTCAAGTTGGTCTATTCAACAACAACATCAGTATACAAGTAAGTATTTTGATAATAGTAGTGAGTTTGAAGCTGGTTCTAAAAAACTGGAAAAAGTCTCAACTCGTGAGATGATGTATAACCTCTTTATGAGAAATTCAAATGATAAAAAGTTATCAACTAAAATCAATATGATTATGGATAATCATCCTGGCTGGCAGAAAGGTCAGTTCAGAATTGGTGGAAAAAATACTAAAGGATTTAAGCGAATTAAAGAAAAATAGATCGGTTGCATTTTGAAATTCTATCGGTTGCATCGGTTGCATTTCTCAGATAGAACGGTTGCATGCAACCGATATGCAACCGATAAATCAAAAGAACGGTTGCACCCTTAAACCCTTGATAATACTGACTTTTTTATACTATTTTTATATAATGCAACCGATGCAACCTATTTTTTATAAAAAGTATAAATAAAAATAGTAATAATAGAGAAAGCCTATTAAATAAGGGTTCTTGAAAATTTATTTTTTATATTTTGTTTTTTATCGGTTGCACGGTTGCAATTGCTTTTTTTAAACAATTTTAGGAGTTAAAAATGAAAGTTGACGTACAATGTCCGTTTTGTGGAGAATGCTATATCAGACAGGTAAATCCTGATAAAAGTTCCATTCTCTGTTATGTGTGTAAGAAAGCATTATTTTTGAAATATGCGACGGACACAAAGGATGGTGTGAATGATAAAGGGTTCGGACGGTTAGCTTATGAACCGTTTGAACATAATGAAGAAGTCGAAGAACTAAATGAGGTATTCGGATGAACCTTAAAGTTGGAGACTTTGTAAAAGTTTTAAAGGATGGAAATTTTTTTAAAATCGTACAAATTAAAAATATTTACAATGACTGTATCGAAACAAGCCACGGATTATATAATCGGACAACGCTTGCAAGCCGTCTTGATAAAAAATGCGTGATCGCTGGCATCGTAGAATGGATGGATAAATGAGTGTTAAACAAGATATGATTGAGTCAATCAAGCATTCAATCGAAGTGGCAGAAGAAAAGATTGAAGAACTGAAGAAACCAAGCCAGAAGTCAGCGGTGCACATGAGAGCTGCTGAAAGAGATTTTTGGAAGAAGAAGATAAAAGTGTATAAGAAAAAGTTGAAGGAGTTGGAAGATGAAGTATAAAGTAACAGAATATAACTCAGATTTTCAAGAAGAACAAACGGGGACTTGTGACCTATGTTATGGTACTGCTTGGGTTGAAAATGGTTCAATCACAGTTGAGGACGAAAACGGAACAGAAACAGAAATTGAATTGACCGTTTGGGATTGGGGCGATTATGACACAATCTATATTGATAACGTGATTAATTTCTCCGCTTGGTTACAAGAAAGGGATGTTGAGCCAATAGATGAAGAAACTAACGTTTGGTCGTGGTTGAATGGATTGGTAAAAAAATATAATGAGGGACAGGAAGATGAATAAAAAGGAATTGATTGAGAAGTATAAAAAACTGGAGGAAGACTCATTTGATATTGGAGCGCTTGTAGTTTGTCAGTTAATTCTAAAAGACTTGGAACAACTAGACGAACCGAAGAAAGTGACAATCCCGCAGTTTGTTGCGGATTGGATTGAGGAGTGTAAAAATGATGATTTCCATTTATTCGGCGCAATGGAAGCCATTTCTTTAAACCAAAAAAAACTGGATTATTGGTTTAGAGAAGACGACAACATGGAACTTTTCGCTCGAGCGTGGATTGATGGCTACGAGAAAGAGAAGCGTTATCTAGTGAGGATTATTGGGATTACCAATTATAATAGTTACTTAAATTACCACAAGGGAGAAGATAAGTGGACTATTGAATCTCGTGTGGAGATTGATGCAATCAGAACTGAACACACCCGAAAAGAACTAGAAGAAGCAGGCTTTGGCGAAGTGTTTAACAGTTCATTGTTTGAAGTTGTGGAGGTTACAGAATGATAGTATCAGATGAAGAGTGGATGAAATTCATAAAAGATGGACAAAAATATGCCTTGGAGATACTTGGAGAAGATTTCAAAAATGATGATGATGAGGTGGGAAAATGAGTAAATTTGTAATCTTCCTGTCTAAAGATGACCTTGAGCATATCGCTAACGGTTATGATATAAAAATCAAAATCAACGGTAAAAGATTCTTGGAAACAAATGAAATCATTTTGAAGCCTGCATTGACAAATGATGTTATGGCTCCGATATTGAATTATAGAAAAAAATAATCGATACTGAACAGCAAAATATTGTTAATAATTTCATGGGAGGTGCAAGATGAAACGACCAAACAGATACCCTTACACAAAAAGTCAGTGGGGTGAAGAAATTACGATAGCGCATATGGGTGATGATAGGACTTTTAAGTTAAGAGTGGAGCGGAATGAAATTACAGGAGAAACCAGGTAATGAAAGACACACTAATTCGATTTCTTCTAGCTTGGTCGCTTATCGCTACTTGCTTGTTATTCATGCAAAAGGAAGCACAGAAACCCTTGCTAGTCTATCATGTAGATAGTAAGTATGCTATCACTGGCAAGGTGGAAGCTAAGAAGAAAATCGGAAAGCTGTTCACTATCACGATCAATGGGAATGTGTTCGTGGTGAGTGAAGACAAATTTAAAAAAGTAGAAATTGGAGATGAGGTGAGGATTTAGATGGAAGGAAAAGAGTTAGAAGAACTTGCTTTTATTTTTCAAGTAGGACAGCTCGTTTTGCATACAGCAAGGTCAATTATTAAAGACGAAAATTTGTTAGGAAGTAACGGGACGTTCGTGATTGACGGTCACAAGTTCGAGATAAAGATATCAGAGGTATCTGAAAATGGGGATGAGGCGAGGATTTGAAATTTCTTGATCTATTCGCTGGCGTCGGTGGGTTCCGTCTTGGAATGGAGTCTGCCGGCCATAAATGTATCGGCTTTTGTGAGATTGACAAATTCGCTAGAGCTAGTTACAAAGCTATACACAATACGAAGGGAGAAATAGAATTACATGACATCACAGCAGTATCAGATGAATCTATTCGAGGAATCGGCCGTGTGGACATTATCTGTGGAGGATTTCCGTGCCAGGCTTTCAGCATTGCGGGACACAGACGAGGTTTTGAAGATACACGAGGAACTTTGTTCTTTGAAATCTGTCGGTTCGCATCTATTCTCAGACCTAAATATCTATTCCTTGAGAACGTCAGAGGACTCCTCAACCATGACGGGGGGGCTACATTTGAAACCATCATCAGAACCTTGGACGGATTGGGGTATGATGTGGAATGGCAAGTGCTTAACAGCAAAAATTTTGGAGTCCCACAAAATCGGGAGCGTGTGTTCATTATTGGACATCTTAGAGGACAACGTACCAGAAACGTTTTTCCTATCAGCGGAGAAAGTCAGTCAATTAGTAGCCAATCAGTCGTAAAAATTGGCAATGTAAACCCATCTGGTAGTGGCATGAACGGAGAAGTCTGTCAAGCTAATGGTTTGGCCCCTACACTTACAACTAATAAGGGAGAGGGACAGAAGATAGCTATACCTGTATTAACTCCTGACAGAGCAGAGAAGCGACAAAATGGGCGCAGATTTAAAACGGACGGAGAACCTATGTTTACGCTAACTGCTCAAGACAGACACGGTGTAGTTGTAGGGAATGAAATTAAAAGGTTTGGAACAATTCAACCAAATTATAACCAGAGCGGAGTCGTCTATGATACAGACGGCATAGCGCCAACTATCAGAGCCTATCAAGGTGGAGGTCTTGAACCTAAAATTATTCAACGTGGTCATGGTTATAACAAAGGCGGAGAGCATGATATCGCTCCAACTTTGACTAGCAATAGCTATCACGAAAATAATGTTTTGAAAATAACAGAAGCAACCAAGCAAGGCTATGCAGAAGCTGAAATCGGAGATAGTGTAAACCTATCTCATCCAAACTCTAAGATAAGGCGAGGTAGAGTTGGTAAGCAAATCGCAAACACTCTCTTGACTGGAGAGAGTCAAGGGGTAGTAGGGCCTGATTTTAGAATTAGAAAGCTGACACCTCGTGAATGTTGGAGATTACAAGGTTTTCCAGACTGGGCTTTTGATAAGGCGCAAGAGGTCAACTCTAACAGTCAATTATACAAACAAGCAGGAAATAGCGTGACAGTCAATGTCATCGCTGCAATAGCAAAGGAGTTATTATGAACACACTAGAAAATGTAAAGCAATGGTTTATTGATCGTGACCTAGAAAACGGTGGACGGTTAGACAAGCAATCACTCAAGCTCAGTGAAGAATTCGGTGAGTTATGCGCTGGGTATCTCAAGAAGAATGAGAAAGTGACCAAGGATAGTATCGGAGACTGTGCTGTTGTGATTGTCGGTCTGGCCTTGCTCATTAAGGAAGATGTCAATCAGATTTTCAAAGAGTCTGATGGTTTACGGAAGAAAGAAATTACAGAGACATTAGTCTCAATCAATGCAAACATCAGTGAGTTTCAACTCTCACAAGGATTTGCAAGTAAGGAAATGTGCAGACACAATCTAGTGCGCTGCATTGGTTATCTGAAAAATCTTGGATATGATTTTGATGAATGTTTTGAACTAGCATACCAGGAAATAAAAGACCGTAAAGGTCGTTGGATTGATGGTAGTTTTGTCAAAGAGGAGGACTTACCTGATGATACCAAAATTTAGAGCGTGGATAAAAGAAGAAAAATGTTTCGCAGATTATATTGAGACAATTCGATATTACGCAAAAGAAGTTGACTTGTGCTGGGGTGGAATTTGTGAAAGTGACTGCTTTGACTTTGAAGGTGTTATCTTCACTCAATCAACAGGACTCAAAGACAAAAACGGCGAGGAAATCTTTGAGGGAGATATAGTTGATTATAAAGGCAGAAAAGCAGTTATAAAATGGCATGGTTCTTACGCAAGTTTTATTTACAGATTTGTAGATGAACTAAAAGAAAGGGTTTCAGAATGGCATCCACTATTTCTCGCTTATTATCATTTTGAAGTTATTGGTAATATTTATGAGAACAAGGAGTTACTGGATGTCTGACGTAGAGTGGATAATGAACAATTGCCACATGATGCGTGATAATGGTGTTTGGGGTGGAGAGAAGCAAATCTCCTACGCTAGTCCAGATGGAGAATACACGTATTACATAAACAAGCGAAAAGATGGAACATATTATTTGCATGGATCAAGTAAACATTATGGGAGGAATTAACATGACAGATAATGTAAACAAACCGAATCACTATCAAGGTCGGTTTGGAATGGAGTCAATCGATGCTTTAAGGAATTTCATGACAGATGAACAGATGAAAGGATTTTACTTAGGTAATAGCTTGAAGTATTTACTACGTCATCAAAAGAAGAACGGTCTTGAAGATTTGAAAAAAGCTAGAAAGAACCTTGATTGGTTAATTGAGGAATTGGAGAATGACCAATAATAAAATGACATTTGCTGAACAATTCAAATCGTGGAGATTATCTAATAATTTTAACCAAACTGAAGCAGCCAGACATCTGGGAGTATCACCTGAAGTAGTTCATTACTGGGAAAAAGGAATCGTACAACCAACAGATAGTAAGATTTTAACTATATGCGAAGAGTTAGACTTTGATCCGCATTTGTTTTTGAAAAAGAAAACAAACCCATTCGCAGAAGAATTAAAGAAAAGGCGCAGTGAGTTGGGAATGACACAAACAGAATTGAGTCGTGAACTGGGGTATTGTAGAGATTCTATTGTAAGTTGGGAGTTAGGAAAGATTCCGTCCAGGATTGCATTAGAAGATATCTGCTCATACTTTGGAATGGAGGTGGAAGTTTGGGGAAAACTATTGAGAAAGAACTCAAGAAGTTAAAGTTTAAAAATATTAAAATTCAATCCTTGCATTATGAAATTATCAACCTAAGAGCTGGTATTGTTAAAGGGCAAAGTTTCGATGGTATGCCAAAAGGTCCAAGTAATGATAATCGAACAGAAGAAATGAATATCAAGGCTATTGATCGTATCGCAGAACTTTATCATGAAATCGAGCTATTATATAAAGAGCAAGAGGAATTGATAAAAGCTATCGAAGACTTAGAAGAACCAATTGAAAATATTGTGATGCGCCTGCTCTATATCGATGGGTTGTCCTGGAATCAAGTCGAAAGAAAGTTAAATTGCAGTCCAGCTACTATTCAACGAGCGAGAGATAAGTCTTTAGTCAAGCTTGCTAAAATGTTTGATAATAATGATAGTAAATGATAGTTTTAAAGTGATATTATGATATTATCAAATAGACGGTACGAGATGACGTTTCACGGTGATTGCCTCCTCTAGTTTTTTTCTATATTTTCTATCTTAGTTACCGTCTATTTACTTTGGGAATAACAGGTCTCTCATAGGAGAGATAAGGTTCTAGACCTTGCATAAGCGGATTCGTCGACATCTGCATGGATGCCAGTGGGTGCAAATCCCACTATTCTCATGAGAGGTCTTACATGAAGTCACACAAGCGTGTGGCTTTTTGTTTTGGAAGGGAGAGGGATGAGAGCAGATAGAACAGGTGCACATCGTGTAGCTTTTGAAAAGAATAAGAAGGTCATTCTAAAAACAAAAAACACATGTGGTATCTGTGGCAATCCAGTGGATAAGAGTTTGAAGTATCCACATCCTTTGTCACCAGTCATTGACCACATTGTTCCAGTTAATAAGAATGGACATCCTTCAGATATCAACAACTTGCAACTAGCTCATTGGCAATGCAATAGACAAAAGTCTGATAAGTTATTTGTAAATGAAAAAACTAATTCCGCAACAATCGGAAATAGGAATCTGCCACATTCGGTGGATTGGATAAAATATCAAAATTGAGAAAAAGAGCAAACGTGACAGTAGGGGGGGTACGACCCCACCTGGGCAGGCCTGAGAGCTTCACACCGTCACTGTACATTTTTTCTCGTGCGAAAATTAGGAAAAGGAGCACAAATTGAGTTTAAAAGGAATTGACTATCTTCGCAGGAAGATGATATCACATCAATCAAGTGTGAATGAGCGATACAGCCACTATTCTATGAATAGTTTCAATAATCAGATTGGAATCACTATTCCACCACAAATTAGAGAGCAATTCAAAATCTCTTTAGGATGGACAACTAAGGGAGTGGACAGTTTAGCAGATAGATTGGTTTTTAGGGAGTTTGATAATGACCAATATCAAGTCATGGACATCTTTAGACAAAATAACCCAGATATATTTTTTGATAGCGTTGTTCTATCCTCCTTGATTGGCTCTTGCTGTTTTGTTTACATCTCAAGCGGTCGAAATAATGAGGTGAGATTACAAGTTATTGAATCAAGTAATGCAACAGGAATTATTGACCCTATCAATGGATTATTGACAGAAGGTTATGCAGTGTTAGCAAGGGATGATAATAAACAACCTATTCTAGAAGCGTATTTTGAACCGAATGCGACTCATTTTATTGAAAAAGGGAAAGCGCCTTATTCTGTCGAAAATCCAACAGGTATTCCTTTACTCGTTCCAGTCATTCATAGACCTGATGCAGTTAGACCTTTTGGTCGCAGTCGAGTGACTAATTCAGGAATGAGATTGCAAAAACTGGCACAAGATACCCTTGAAAAAATGATGATTGCTAGTGAGTTCTACTCATGGCCACAAAAATATATTGTTGGTTTAGATCCAGATGCAGAACCAATTGAAAAATTAAAAGCTACAATTTCTAGTTTCTTAACGATTTCAGCAAATGAGGATGGTGACAAACCAAATGTAGGACAGTTTAATGCAGCAAGCATGAGTCCACTGGTTGACCAATTCAAAATGCTGGCATCTTGTTTCGCTGGTGAAATGGGGTTGACTTTAGATGACCTTGGTTTTCCATCAGATAATCCATCTTCAGTCGAGGCTATCAAGGCAAGTCATGAAAACTTACGTCTTGCAGGTCGTAAGGCTCAACGCTCCCTTGGTTCTGGTTTGCAGAATGTAGCGTACGTAGCAGCGTGTTTACGTGATGAATTTAATTATTTACGTGATGAATTTGTCAAGACAACTGTTAAGTGGGAACCATTGTTTGAAGCAGATGCGAATATGATGACCTTGATTGGAGATGGTGTGTTAAAACTCAACCAAGCACTACCAGGATATATTACAGCATCAGCTATCAGAGATTTAACTGGTATTGTTGGAGATATGAATGCTAAGCCAGTTGTGGAGCAACAACTACCACCACAACCACCATCAGGCGAGGTGGAGGATAAGCAAAAAAATAGAATTATCTCAACTTATGAGATTACATCGCTTTTGAGCAACTATCAAAAAGGTGTACTTTCAAAAAAAAATGGTATTTCTTTACTAGTTTCAACAGGTATCAGCCCTAGTGAAGCTGAAGAAATGCTGAATAGAACGAAAGTTTTGGAGAAAGTAGATGAATGATGAAATTGATATCCTCCCAAGACTTTTAAAAGAAGTCAAGGATAAATTTGAATTATCCTATGGCGAAAGCGAGATTGTAGAAAAAGCATTTTTGAAATTAAAAGCAAAAAAAGCAACTTACAAAACAGCAAATGAATTTGCTATTGAAATTGGTGAAATTCTTTCTAAGGCTCTAGGAGCTTCTATAAGCGCTGATAAACTACCAAACGGTAAAATGTATTACAATATCGCCCATCGCTTGCTGATGGACGTGCTAGGACGAAATCACGAGCTTGTAAGTGGTTATGCTAGCGATGTTCAGAAGAATTTGAATGATAAAGCGAAAATCGGTTTGAAAGTTCAAGCTCCGGAATTAAATCTGGATCGAGTAGCTGGTATTGTCAATCGTTTTTCCTCTGAGGATAATTTTGAGGATGTCAGTTGGTTGCTCGGTGAACCTATTGTGAAATTCACTCAATCAATCATTGATGATAGCATTCGTAAGAATGCGGAGTTTCATTACAAGGCAGGATTGCAACCTGAGATTGTCAGAAAATCTTTTTTTCATTGCTGCGAGTGGTGTCAAGAAGTTCAAGGAAATTATAAATATCCAAGAGTTCCGAAGGACGTTTATAGAAGACATCGGCATTGTCGTTGTATTGTAGATTATGATCCTAAAAACGGAAAAGTTCAGGATGTTTGGACTAAAAAATGGAGTAAGGTAGATAGTAAATCTCACAAAGAGGAGCGAATTAAACAACAAAAACAGTACACTGAAAAAATTATTGAAAAAAAGGAATCTGAATTCAAAAACAGACAATTGCTCCATTATAAAAATCAGGCTATTGATGCAATTAAGAAAACAGATATGTCCAAAAAAGTTGGGTCGGACAATTATAAGAAATTCATAGATATTTTTGATACAATTAAAGATGAAAATACGTTGAAGTTGTATCAAAAATTAGGTTCAAAAATAGAGTATGAGAAACTTGGTAAAACAGGAAATTTTGCTGAGAAAAATCGTGTACAACTTAACCAAAGCGCTTTCGATGGGAAGGTAGTAAAAACTTTAAACAAATACTGGGCTAAACCAATGTCAACTACATTTCATGAAAATGGCCACGCTTTGGATTATTTGGGCTTACAAGCTATAACCAAAGGAAAAAAAGTTGTTATCGGAGAAAAGAAGGTACGACTATTTGGAGAAACGACAAAAGTTTCAGTATATGCAACACATAGTTCTCATTTGCCTCAATATAATCTAAGAGAAACAATTAGAGAAGATTTATGGAGACGTATTAATGGAGACTTACCGATGATTAAAGAATTAGGTAAGAATCCAAAACAATCTGAAAAGAATAAAATCATTAAGACTGCAAAAGAAAATCAAAAAAAATTCCAGGAAGAGATGAAAGAATTATTCAAAGAAAATCCTTCTGCGGTTGCGAATCTTTCAGATATGGTAGAAGCTACAGGTTGGTATAAAGAGCCTCAACCATTTGGATATGGACATGGCAAGAACTACTGGAAGAAGCCAGGTTCGGCGGAAGCTGAGTTTTTCGCTGAGATTTCTGAACTGATAGCAGTCGACCCTGAGGCATATCGGGTGGTGAAGGAAATATTACCAAATGCAGTAAATGTTTATCATAAAATTGTTAATGATATTTTGAAAGGAGTCTAAAATGTTTCATGTGATCGATGAGGAAGTAAGTCTGAGAGTAGAAATTGCGGAAGCGAAATATTTAATCCACTTTAGAGAACGATTTCCGTCAGATATTTTTTTTGAGGACGAGATAGATTCTGTAATCGCTGAAAAAATTGAAAAGGCGGTTGAAAAATGTATATCTCAAAATAAACCTTATGTAACACCAGATGGATACGAAGACCGTCTTTATTAATGTAGCACTCGAAAGGGTGCTTTTATTTTGCATTAGTTTAGGAGGTGATCCAGTATCTCCCAGCGACAGGGTTATCATGCAAATACGATTGAAAGGATTTAAAGTATGGCCAAGTTAGGCAGTCAAAATCCTACGGAATCGGTAATTTTAAAATACGTCAAGAAAAAATCCAGAGCAAAAGAAGCGATAGATATCTACGAAAAAACTGGCCTTGGATGTTACAAATGGCAAATTAACTTATTAGAACCTATTATGGCTGTCGACAAAGACGGGCTATGGATACATCAAAAGTTTGGTTATTCAATCCCTCGTCGTAATGGTAAATCAGAAATTCTATACATGTTAGAATTATGGGGTTTACACCATGGTTTAAACATACTTCATACTGCTCACCGTATTTCAACATCTCATTCATCTTTTGAAAAGGTCAAAAGGTACCTTGAAAAAATGGGATATAAAGATGGTGAGCATTTTAATTCTATTCGTGCTAAAGGGCAGGAAAGAATTGAGTTGTATGAAACAGGTGGAGTTGTGCAATTCCGAACCAGAACATCAAATGGTGGTCTTGGTGAAGGATTCGACTTACTCATTATTGACGAGGCGCAGGAGTACACAAAAGAGCAAGAATCTGCTCTGAAATATACAGTTACGGATAGTGATAACCCGATGACTGTGATGTGTGGTACACCACCTACTCCAGTATCAAACGGTACAGTCTTCACTGATTACCGTAAGGCTTGCTTGTTTGGGAAGGGTAAGTATTCAGGGTGGGCTGAATGGTCTGTTCCTGAAGAAAGAGAAATAGATGATGTGGAAGCATGGTATGCAACCAATCCATCTATGGGATACCACTTAAACGAGCGTAAAATTGAAGCCGAGTTAGGTGATGATAAGTTAGACCATAATGTACAGCGTTTAGGTTTTTGGCCACAATATAACCAAAAATCAGCCATATCTGAAACAGAGTGGAATGAGTTGGAAGTGTCGCCAATTCCTGAATTTACAGGAAAGTTATTTGTCGGCATCAAGTATGGTCAAGATGGCGCAAATGTCGCTTTAAGCGTGGCAGTTCGCACAGTAGATGATCGTGTGTTTGTTGAAACAATTGACTGTCAGTCGGTCAGAAATGGCAATGAATGGATTGTTGATTTTCTAAAACGTGCATCAGTAGCAACCGTAGTGGTAGATGGTGCAAGTGGTCAGAAAATCCTCGATGAAGAACTGAAAGATTATAAAATAAAGAATGTAATCTTACCAACAGTAAAAGAAATCATCGTAGCCAATTCAATGTGGGAACAAGGTATCTATCAAAAAACCTTATGCCATAGTGGACAGCCATCATTGAAGAAAGTTGCAACAAACTGTGAGAAAAGAAACATCGGTTCAAACGGTGGCTTTGGTTATCGTTCTCATTTTGCTGATATGGATATTTCTTTGATGGATAGCGCCTTGCTTGCGCATTGGGCTTGTGTTACAACCAAACCTAAGAAAAAGCAAAAAATCAGTTATTAAAAACAAGTAGTCTTACGACTGCTTTTTTTTATATAAAAATACCGAACTGCCGGGGAAGCAGGAGAAAGGAGACATGAGAATGTCAGAATTTAAACCAATCGAAACACAAGAAGAACTCGACCACATCATTAAAGAACGTATCAGACGTGAGCGTGAGAAATTTAGTGATTATGAAGATTTAAAAACTCGTGTTTCAGAACTAGAAACGGAAAACAACGGATTGAAGACAACCATTGGTGATTTCAATCAATCAAAGGAAGACACTGAAAAAATGATTGCTGATCTACAAGCACAGGTAACTGGTTTTGAGTCAAGTGCTTTACGTACGAGAATCGCTTTACAGAATGGTTTGCCTTTTGATTTTGCTGACCGTTTACAAGGAACCGATGAAGAAAGTCTAAATGCGGATGCAGAGCGTTTAGCTGGATTTATCAGAACAAGTGCACCAGTTGCACCAATGAAAAATCTCGAACCAGAAGTTGGAGATACCAAATATTTACAAATGAAGCAAATGCTTCAAGGATTAACTAATTAAAAGGAGAATAATAAAAATGGCAGATAATTCACTTAAACAATCAACACTTTTCAAACCTGAACTCGTAAAAGAACTTATTTCAAAAATACAAGGGCGCTCTGTTCTTGCTAAACTTTCAAACCAAACACCAATTCCATTTAACGGTGTAGAACAATTCATTTTCAACCTAGAAGGTAATGCACAAATCGTAGGTGAAGGTGAACAAAAAGGAGCTGGTAAAGCACTTCTTACATCTAAGGTAATTAAACCTCTTAAATTTGTTTATCAAGCACGTATCACTGATGAATTTAAGTATGCTTCAGAAGCAAAACAAATCGAATATCTTTCACAATTTGCAGATGGATTTGCTAAGAAAATTGCAGAAGCTTTTGATATCGCAGCTATCCACGGGCTTGAACCAAAAGGTCTTACAAATGCTTCATTTAAAGAAACTAACTCATTTGATGGTGTGGTCACTGGAAGTGTAGTTACTTATGCAGAAGATAAGGTTGAAGAAAACATTGAAACAGCGGTTCAAACAATCGTGGCTAAAGGCGGAGAAGTAACAGGACTTGCTCTTTCACCAGCGGCAGGGCAAGCACTTGCCAAGATTAAAGTAAATGGTGTAGCACAATACCCAGAGTTCCGTTTTGGTCAAAACCCAGATTCATTCTACGGTATGAAATCAGATATCAATAAAACTCTTACTACAGTAGGTAGCGCTGGAGAAACTGACCACGCTATCGTGGGTGACTTCCAAAATCGTTTCAAATGGGGATATGCTGAAAACATTCCTATGGAAATTATCGAATACGGGGATCCAGATGGTGCAGGTCGTGACTTGAAAGCTTACAATGAAATCTTGCTACGTGCTGAAGCGTTCATTGGATGGGGTATCCTTGATGCTGATGCTTTTGCGCGTGTGAAAGCGTAGGTATTGGATGGCATTATACCAAGATAAAAAGACAGGTGTAATCATCTCAACAGAATGCGAAGTTTCAGGAGATTGGGAACTTGTCGTAGAAAAGAAAAAAGCTAAAGCTAAAGAGGAATAAGAATGAAGAACTTTGCAACAGTTGAAGAATTAGAAGTCTTGTGGCGAACGTTAAAATTCGATGAACGTAAACGAGCTGAAGCACTGTTGGAAGTTGTATCAAATAACCTACGTGTTGAAGCTAGAAAAATTGGCAAAGATTTAGACATTTTAGTTAGTGAAGATTCATCTTATGCCAGTGTTGTAAAATCCGTAACAGTCGATGTTGTCGCTCGTACTTTAATGACTTCTACTGACCAGGAACCAATGACTCAATTCGCTGAAAGTGCATTAGGCTATTCAGTAAGTGGATCATATCTAGTCCCTGGTGGAGGTCTCTTTATCAAGGACTCGGAATTAAAACGTCTCGGTCTCAAGAAACAAAGATATGGGGTGATTGATATTTATGGGACGGATTAAAGGAATTACAATAACATTATTGGATACGATTGAAGATGGAAAGGATGACTTTGGTCATCCTATCTATCGTGAAACTGAAATCCAAGTGGAAAATGTACTAGTAGCACCATCATCAACAGATGATGTGACCACACAAGTGAACTTAACAGGAAAAAAAGCTGAATATACTTTAGGTATTCCAAAAGGAGACCAGCGCGACTGGAAAGAAAAAACAGTCATATTCTTTGGTCGCAAGTGGCGCACAATCGGTATTCCTTTAGAGGGTATCGAAGCCATGATACCACTGGATTGGAACAAGAAAGTGATGGTTGAAACTTATGAGTAAAATGAAATTCAATTTAAATCCATCTGGTGTTTCAGCGCTTTTACGTTCTGGAGAAATGCAGAGTCTATTAACAGAAAAAGGTCAAGCAGTGGCAAAACGTGCAGGAGAAGGATTTGAATTAAAAGTATCTCCTGGTCAAAAACGTGCTAGTGCTACGATAAGTACAACCGATATAAAAAGCATGAAAAAAAATGCTAAACACAATATTTTACTAAAGGCACTAAAATGATTGAACTTGTCATAAAAAAATTTTTAGACGTGAACTTAAATGTTCCGTCTTTTTTTGAACATAAAAAAGATATGCCAGAAAGTTTTGTAATCATTGAAAAAACTGGAAGTGGTGGTAGCGACTACACACACTCTGCCACATTTGCTTTTCAGAGTTATGCGCCATCACTTCAAAAATCTGCGGAGTTAAATGAGCTTGTCAAAAAGACAGTTGAACAGCTCGTAACGGTTAATGAAGTGAGTGGAGTACATCATAACAGTGATTACAACTTTACGGATACAGAAACGAAAAAATATCGTTATCAAGCAGTCTACGATATTAATTATTTTTAACAGGAGGAACTCATGGGTTCAGAAACAGAAGAAAGAGGAGAAAATCGAATGGTTACAACAGCAGCATCATCAGCAAACGTAACAGCAGCAAAACCGAATATCAGTGGAGCGGTATCAAGTGCACCACTTAAAACAGCATTACCACAAAATGCTAAGACTGCGCTTAATGAAGCTTTTAAAACTTTGGGGTATATCTCTGAAGATGGATTGACAAATGAAAACTCTCCAGAAAGCGAAGAAGTCAAAGCGTGGGGTGGACAAACAGTATTGTCATCTCAAACTGACAAAAAAGATACATTCAAATTTAAGTTGATTGAAAGCTTGAATGTTGAAGTCTTGAAAGAAGTTTATGGTGTAGATAATGTAACAGGAACACTTGAAGCAGGTATCACAGTAAAAGCTAATGCGAATGAATTGCCAGAGCATAGCCTTGTAATTGATATGATGTTGAAGAATGGATCAGTTAAACGTATTGTTATCCCTCGTGGTAAAGTGAGTGAGATTGGAGAAATCGGATACAAAGACGGTGAACCAATTGGTTATGAATTGACAATCACAGCATTGCCAGACGACCAAGGGAATACTCACTACGAATACATGCAAGGAGCATAATATATGTCGAAAACAATTAAAGGGAAAACTCCATCAGGATTTAAGTTTGAAATTTCAGAGCGTAGGCTGAATAACTACGAACTATTGGAATTAATTGGCGAGGTTGATGAAGGGAATGGACAAGCGTTCCCTAAAGTCTTAAAACTTCTTTTTGGAGAAGAACAAGCCAAAGCATTTAAAGATCATCTGCGTGAAGAAGACGGCATCATCCCTAACGAAAAAATTGCAGACGAATTGAAAGCAGTTTTTGAAACTGTTCAAGAAGTAAAAAAATCCTAATCCTTGCGCAGATGATAAAGCTAGATGAAGATGCTCTAATCTGTGATTTAGCTGAAACTTATAATATATACGATTATAAGCAGCTACCTCTATCAAAGGTAGCTGTTTTTTCGTATGGTTTAAGAGATGATTCAAGAATTAAGAAATTAATGTCTGACCAAATAGTTTCACTAGACACCTTGTTATTGTCTTTGATGGTTGACAAGTTATCACTTTCTTTATGGTTGCAAACCAAAGACGGTCAGAAAGGTATCAACCAACCAAAATCAATAGCAAGTCAATTTATTCACAGGGAAGAAAAAGAAGAAGATAGAGACTATCTAGTTTTCCAATCTGGCGAGGAATTTGAAAGATGTTACAAAGAACGTTTAGCCAGTTTAGGAGGTGATGACTAATGGCAACAGAGTTAGGAAAAGCGTATGTGCAAATCATCCCTTCAGCTAGAGGCATCACTGGGATGATTCAGAAAGAAATGAGTGGAGAGGTAGCCTCAGCCGGAGTAAGCTCTGGACAATCTCTTGGCTCAAATTTAATCGGTGCCCTTAAAGGCGCTATTGCAGTTGCAGGAATTGGTAAAGCAATTGGTGCAGCGATAAGTGAAGGTGCAGCACTCCAACAATCGCTTGGAGGAATTGACACCTTATTTAAAGCATCAGCAGAAAAAGTAAAGGGTTTTGCCAATGAAGCATACAAAACTACTGGACTTTCAGCAAATGCTTATATGGAGAATGTAACAGGATTCTCAGCAAGTCTATTACAATCTTTAGGTGGAGATACAGATAAAGCAGCAGATATCGCTAATATGGCCATGATTGATATGTCTGATAATGCTAACAAGATGGGTACATCTATGGAAAGTATCCAGACTGCATATCAAGGTTTTGCGAAACAAAACTACACCATGTTGGACAACCTGAAGCTTGGTTATGGTGGTACAAAGCAAGAAATGCAACGGTTATTAGCTGATGCAGAAAAATTGACTGGTGTTAAGTATAACATTAACAATCTCTCAGATGTTTATAGTGCTATCCATGCTATCCAGGAAAATCTAGATATCACTGGAACAACAGCCAAAGAAGCAGCATCTACTTTCACAGGTTCATTCCAAGCTATGAAAGCATCTGCACAGAATGTACTTGGAAAGTTAGCTTTGGGGGAAAATATTCTGCCATCTTTAAGAGCTTTAGCAGAAACAACCTCAACATTCTTGCTAGATAATTTATTTCCAATGATTGGAAACATCATGTCAGGTTTGGGAGTGTTAATTAGCGAGGGTCTTAGTCATATAGCTACCAAGTTATTTGGTGAAGATTTTGGGAACTCAGTATTTACTCAATTATCTCGTGTAAGTGGTATTTTTCAAACATTCTTTGATATGATTTTCGGATCATTAAGTAGGCAAGATAATATTGATATTTTGGAAGCTTTAGGCTTTTCTAAAAGTGCTGCAACACAAATTGTTAATATTGCAGAAAACATCCGTGAAACTTTTATCAATATTGGTTCAGCGATTAGTGATGTATTAGGAATTGTTGGTGATTTTGTTGGCGATTTGTTAGGTATAAAGGATGGAGAACAAGGAGTAAACCTACTTGGAACTGCTTTTGAATTGCTATCATCTGCCTTAAAAAATGTATCGTCATTTATTAAAGGAATAACAAGCTTCTTTAAAGAGAATCAAGTAGCAGCATCAGGACTTGCTGAAGTTTGGAACAATATGGTTACAGTTGCAACTACTGCATGGAATGCTATGGTGGAATTTGTAACTCCAATTGTTCAAGAAGTAGCCTCATTTATCAAGACGGTTTGGGATAAAATTTCCACTTGGTGGTCTGAAAATCAAGGTTTAATTAAACAAACCTTTGAAACCGTCTGGAACGCTATTCAGACAGTAATTCAAGTTGTTATGCCAATTATTCAATCCATTATTGAAACAGCTATGAATATCATCGGACCTTTGATGGAAGGAACTTGGAACAATATCTGTACAGTTGTTACAACTGTCTGGGAATTGATTAAAATTGCTATTCAGACAGCTTTGGACATTATTGGCGGAATCATTACGCTTGTTATGGCTGTTATAAATGGTGATTGGGAAACTGCCTGGAACACTATTAAGAGCGTTGGGGAATCAATCTGGAACGGATTGTCTTCTGCAGGGCAAGCTATCTTTAATGGATTTTCTCAGATATTGTCTAATACTTGGGAAACGATTAAAAGTGTAGCAAGTTCTGCATGGGAAATACTCAAATCGACGGTCCTTGGATTAATTAATGGGCTTGTTAATGGCGCTCAAACAGCATGGAATAGCATGAAGCAAGCTGTAAGTGATCTAGTGTCAAATGTAACAAGTATTTTTAATGGAATTGCAAATATCAATCTTTGGTCAGCTGGTAAAGCAATCTTAGATGGATTTTTGGGTGGATTGAAATCGGCCTGGAATAGTGTTACGGATTTTGTCGGTGGAATCGCTGGATGGATTGCAGATCATAAAGGACCTATTGAATATGACCGTAAACTATTGATTCCTGCTGGTAATGCAATTATGCAAGGTTTAGATAAAGGTTTACAAGATAGATTCAGAGATGTTAAAAACACTGTTGGAGGCATGGCAGGAGAAATTTCTGATGTCTTTTCAGGGGATAATTTAGGTTTTGATACATCATCTGCAGTTACAAAAAACTTACAAACAACTTTAGATGTATCATCAGCACAATTAGAAACACAAGAAAGTGCAATGGCTTCTGAGATTGCTAACCTAAGAGCAAGTATGGAAAATATCCTTACTGCTATCCTTGAAAAACCAACAGATACTTATCTGGACGGTGAGAAAATTTCATTGAATAGCTATCAAAGACAAGGCGCATTCTTTGCAAGGGAGGGAATGTAATGGATTATATGATTATTAATGATTTTAATACATCCACCCTCTCTGGATGCGTTGTAACAGATTTTGGTGATGTGGAAGTTGCACAACCAAGAGGAGATGTAACTAAGCTTTATGGTGTGAATGGTAGCTATCGTGTGTTAGATGGTTCGTATGAAAACTACGAGCGTACATTTAAATTTTACATTTTAAAACAAGTGGATATAGCTACTGTGATACATAAATTTCAGTCGAATGATAATGTCCTGGAATTTAGTTATCAATTAGGTTCTATCTTTTATGCCAACTTCTTATCAGCCAGTTATAAACCAAGTGGGCATCACGGTTGGGAATTATCCATCAAACTAGACATGCAACCGTTCAGGTATCAAAAGAATAGCGAATCTGTTGTACTAACTAGTTCAGGTACAATTACAAATCTTGGTAGTGTGTATTCTGAACCAGTTGTAGAAATCGAAGGTAGTGGTGATGTATCACTTACGATTGGTCAGAAGACCATGTATTTGACTATAAATACTAAAGCTACAATCGATTGTAGGCAAGGTAAACAGAATATCTACAATGCTACTGGTGCAATTCAGAACACTCTCAGAAAGCGTGGAGGGTTCTTTGAAATCCCTGTTGGTCGAAGTGGTGTTACATTCACAGGGAATATCCGTAAGGTGACAATTAAACCAAATTGGAGGTATAAAGTATGATTTATTTAACAGAAGGAAACATACCTCTTAATGCTGCCTACGATGATAATATCGTACAGGAAGCAAATAGCACCTACCAATTAACCTTTAAATTCCCTACAAATGATATCTTGTGGCAAAGACTGAGAGAAGAAAAATTCTTGACCGCTGATGATCTACACGGTGAGCAAGACTTTGTAATTTTTGAGGTCGAGAAAAAGCATGGATATATTCAAGTCTATGCAAACCAAGTAATGACAATGTTAAATCACTACATTGTCAATCCAATGTCTTTGGATAGACAGACTGGTTCAACCGCTTTGAGTCAATTTGCTGGGAGCATCACTCGTAGCAATCCATTCTCATTCTTTTCAGATATTGACGATAGACACACGTTTAATATCGATAGCAAAACAGCTATGGAAGCTTTGACCAAGGGGAAGTATTCTATCGTCGGTTTGTGGGGTGGCGATCTTGTACGTCATGGATACCAGGTTCAACTTTTGAAAAATGGCGGTTCAGAAAATGAATCGCTTTTCATGTATAAGAAGAACCTATCCAGCTATGAGCATAAAACATCCACTAAGTCTTTAAGGACTCGCATCACCTTCATCACAACCATACGTGGCGAGGGCGAAAATCCAGTCGATAAGCACTATAAAGTGGTTGTCGATAGTCCACTGATTAACAAATACAGTCAGATTTATGAGGATGTTGTAGAAGTCAACGACCAGGATGTTAAGGACGAAGCAAGCCTTAGAAAGTATGGCGAGCAGTATTTCAGAACAACCTTGTGCGATATGCTCGAAGATAGCATTGAAATTGACGTTATCGGTCAGAGTGATGTTCCTGTTCAGATGTTTGATGTCGTGGGTGTCTACCACGAATACTACGATTTAGATGTTCGTAAGAAAATCACAAAATACAACTATTCTCCAATGGCTAAGAAATTGAAGAGTATTGGTTTTGGTGAGTTTAAATCTGGTCTAGCAAGCGCAATCGGTAATGTGGTAAGTGATGCTGTTAAGAATGAAACTCAGCACTTGCAAGGGCAATTCACTACACAATTAGCGAAAGAAATCAAAAATGCTGACCTTGCTTTTGACCGAAAAAAAGAAGAATTAACCAATCAATTCACCGATGAAGTAAATGCCATCAAGGCCAAAGCAGAGGAAAACAAGCGTGCTCTATCAGATGAAATCGACAATCGTTTTTCAAATTTTGATAGCAGCATGAACGAGAAGCTCGAAGACCAGCGAACCAAAATTGAAGAGATTCGAGCTATTGGTTCAACAGTTACTCAGACCGCTGAAGAAGCTTTAGAAGAAGCTAGAAACGCTCTTGAGTCCGCTAATACTTCTAAAGGTTTGTCTGATTCCAACTTTGCCAAAATCGAGCAGATAACAGACAGAATCAAAACACTTGTGACTAAACAAGAGGTTGACCCTCTGACAGATAGGTTGAGAATTGCTGAAAGCAGAATCGAAGTTCAAGCTGGCCAGATTATTGAGAAATTGTCTCGTACCGATTTTGACAGATTGGCCAATGACAAAGGTTTTCAAAATGCTACTCAAGTCCAGAATATTGTCAAGAATTCTGTCGACGGATTCCAAAGAACCATCTCACGTATTGAAACCAAACTGAGAGATATTATTAGAAATGATAACCTCTTGCAAAATTCGTCCATCATTCCAGCGGGGGACTCCTTGAACGGAACTTGGGGATTGTATTTGTCAGGTGGTAACGGTCGGACAGATGTTATCGAATTAAGAGATGCACCGCATACCGCTATCAAGAAGGCTATTCGTATTGTAGGAAACACGAACGGTGGAAATAAAGATATCGGTCAAAAAGTTAATTTGGTTGTTGGCGAAAAATACACAATGTCGTGCTGGGCGAGAGTATCTAGCAATAGTACGAGTCAGAATGTCAATTTGTTGATGCGTGCATGGACTACAAATGATAATAATCGTAGATTATTCAAATCTATCTCGAACAAAGATTGGGTTAGATATCAATTCACATTCACAGCAGATACAGTATCTAACTCAATACAATTTGGTCAAAGTGGAAATGGTAGTCTTGAAATCTGCGGTATGAAACTTGAACACTCTGACCGCATGACTGACTACGATGTTAACACTTCTGAAATCGTTAGCGTCGCTGATTTCAACGATGTAGTTGATACAGTTAAGAGCCACACACAGACTATCCAGAGACAGAATGAGTCTATTTCACAAGTCATTCAGACTGCTGATGGATTGGTTAACCGTGTATCTAATTTTTTGGAAGATTTTAACCTTGTATATGATCCAACGAATTTTAGCAAGTGGGCCAAGAAACAAGCTGAAGCAAATGTAATCGAAGTTCAGGCTGGCACTAGATTGCTACGAATTACCACTACTGGTAAAAACCAAGCAGTCTATCACGGTTTCGCATTGCCACTTAATACCTCAACCTTTACAAAGGGAGAGAAGCTCAGCTATCGCATGGAAGTATGGGTGGATGTCTTACCAGATGGACCTCTAGGAATTGAGCTATGGGCTTCTGACGGTGGACTTGCATCTGATAGAGTCTATCTCACAAAAACAGGAACTCAAATCATCACAGGTACGATGACGGTCCAGAAATCATCGACTAAAACAAGAGAATTCCCTCTCGAAATTTGGTTAATGAAAAACGGGCAAGTTGCCATCGGTCAGGTATCGCTTATTAGAGGTGACAAACCTCCTAAACGCTTCAGCGATAACACATCTACACAGGATGTTGTCACACAAACTCAAGTATCACAGCTACGTGACTCGTACGCTATCCAAACCCTTACTGGACCTGGAGCGATATCTTCTCAAATCAATCTGAATAGCAATAACATTCTGATTGAAGCTGCTAAAATTCGTCTAAAAGGTAGAACACTTCTAGATGAAATCACAGCTATCGATGGTTACTTTAAGCGTTTATTCGTAGGAGATGCCAGAGTAGGTACGTTGAATGCGGATATTATTCGCTCGAATTCGATTTCAGCAGACAAATTGATTTTCGACACAGCACTAGCGAAAAAGCTTGTGTCCAGCGATGTATTCACGGACACTTTAGCAGCTAAAACAGCCTTCATCAATAAGCTACGTTCAGTAGTGGTATCAGCAACCTTACTTGAAGGTTATAAGGGTAAGATTGGCGGTTTCCAAATCGGTACTCACGACAAAGACCCAAATAGTTATTGGTTAACTGGTCAAAATCAATTTAAAGTTGGCATGGGAAGCGGTAATGGTCGTTGGGGCCAAACAGCTCTTTGGGTTAACTGGGGGAATGATTGGGGGCAACCTGGTGACACAGCATGGTATGTCAAAAACAACGGAGAGATGTATTGCTACAATCAAGCTCATTTTTGGAATACACCTATTATTCACGGGAACTTGAAAGTCAGCGGAAATATTTATTATATAACGGACGATAACACGAAAGAAGGTGGCTATTGGATACACTCGCCATCATTTAAACGCATTCAAGAAAGCTCAGGATATATCTACCTGTACCGTTTTGACAATTCGTACTCATGGATACCCGTTAATAAAGAAATCTCTGACAGACGATATAAACATAACATTGAAGATAGTAAGGTGTCTGCTCTGGAAGTTATCAACCGTCTGAAAACTTACTCTTATCGTAAGGAATACGACGGGAAAATCGAGGATATTTCGTGTGGTATCATGGCGCAAGATGTACAGAAGTACGCTCCTGAAGCATTTTTGGAAAATCCAGATGGCGCTTATTCATATAGCAGTTTCGTACTCGTACCTTATTTAATTAAGGCTATTCAAGAACTCAATCAGAAATTGGAGAAAGTAAATGAAGGAAGAAATTAATCAATTAATCATCCAAAACTTAAGTGATGATATCGGACTAAAAGCAAGCGATGCAGCAACTTACAAGGCGCTGTATGAAATCACTCAAAAACAACTCAAGGAAATTTTAAACATCATTGATTCGAATGAAGAACTTAAAGCAAAACTTGAAGAAGTGAGAGGAGAAATGACAAATGGCAATCAATAACTACGAACTAGCAAGCAAGCCTTATACACGAGGTTTTGGCGACAATATCAAGACAGTGGTTGAAATCCGTCTGTCAGAAGGCAATCGGTACAGTGCGAACATGCGTGAGCTAACAGGAGACCGGACAAATGAACCGGAAGATGTCTTGATTCAAGATGTGCTGGACATCCTAAAATCCGAGCTAGATCCAGGAAGCGCCATCGTCAAAACACAGGCGCAACTTGAACAGGCCAATCAGAAGATTGCGCAAAACGAGAGTGAACAGAACAAGCTTGCAGCTCTTATTAAGCAGACTGAAGAGAATTCGAAGGTGAATCAGAAGGTCATTCATGTTCTTGTCTTGAACTCTGTCATGAGCAAGAATATCGAGTACGGCACGACTTATAAAGAATTGGTTGAGTTGATTCCACTAGCTGAAGTTGGTAAGACCTACTTACCACATGACCTAATTACCATTGAAGACCCTGAGCATGTAGAGGTTAACGGCGAAGGGAAACGCATCTTGGTTCAGCTTAATAAGGAATTTACTTATAATGGTGAATCTGTCAGCGCGTTTGTGACAAATGGTACCCTGGAACAAAACGGAACGGGTGTCGCTTGGAAATTTGAAGGGAAGGAATAGGAGAAATAAATGAAAATTGAATTGTTTAACTTTTTTAGAAGTCTAATCCAAACAGAAGATGGCTTGGTTTTGTACGCTCTTAGCCTAATTGTCATTATGGAAATTGTTGATTTTGCATCAGGGACATTTGCAGCAATTGCAAATCCAGAAATTGAATACAAGAGTAAGATTGGTATTAACGGCTTGATTCGAAAGGTTCTAGGTGTTCTCTTGTTGATGGTGTTGATTCCGATGTCTGTCTTGTTGCCTGAAAAAACAGGTTTCGCATTCTTGTACTCGATCTATCTCGGATATTTGCTTTTTACTTTCCAATCGCTCATTGAAAATTACCGTAAGTTGAAAGGTAATGTGACAATCTTCCAGCCTATCATTAAGGCATTTGAGCGATTGGCTGGTGACAAAAACGACAAGAACGACAATAACGAAGGAGAACAATAATGGATATTGACACAAGCAGATACAGAGAAGGACTTCCACAAATTGGATACGCTCCATACCGTCAAATTCACGCTCATTCGACAGGTAATAAGAACTCAACTGCCCAAAATGAAGCAGACTACCATATGCGCAGACCTGTTGAATCAGGCTTTTTCTCACATGTTGTGGGAAATGGTCGAGTGATGCAAGTCGGACCAGTGAACAACGGTGCTTATGACGTTGGAGGTGGCTGGAATTATGAAACCTATGCAGCAGTCGAGCTGATTGAAAGTCATTCAACCAAAGAAGAGTTTATGGAAGATTATCGTCTGTATATCGAATTACTTCGCAATCTAGCAGATGAAGCAGGTCTTCCAAAAACATTGGATTCGGACGCATTGGAAGGCATTAAGTCGCATGAATACTGTACTAACAATCAACCTAATAATTATAGCGACCACGTTGATCCATACCCTTACTTAGCAAGCTGGGGTATTAGTCGCAGTCAATTCAAGCACGATATTGAGCATGGCCTGAATGTTGAACCAGGCTGGAAGCAGAACGACACAGGATACTGGTACGTTAAAGAGGATGGCTCTTATCCTAAAGAAAAATTCGAGAAAATCAACGATGTGTGGTACTACTTCGATAATTCAGGCTATATGTTGGCAGAACAGTGGAAGAAGCACACAGACGGTCGTTGGTACTGGTTCGATAACTCAGGTCACATGGCTACTGGTTGGAAGAAGATTGCTGAGAAGTGGTACTATTTCAACGAAGAAGGCACTATGCAGACTGGTTGGGTTAAGTACAAGGATACTTGGTACTATCTTGATGGTAAAGATGGTAACATGGTATCAAACGCATTTATCCAATCAGCTGATAAGAAAGGCTGGTATTACCTTAAACCAGACGGATCACTAGCTGATAAGCCTGAATTCGTGATTGAGCCAGAAGGGCTCATTACCACTAAATAAAATAGAAAGAAATTCAAAATTTAATTACACTTGACCGCTGGCTTATGCTAGCGGTTTTTTTGTTTGCTCTAAAAAGGGGCAAAAAGGGGGCATAAGGTCAAAACTTTTATATTTTTATGGTAAAAATTATATGTACTTTAACTCTTATTTATGCTTATTTTATAAGGTTTCTTTCTATTATATACTTATGAAATATTGTCGGCTCTTAAAGAAGCAGTTAAATAATGATTTTATAAAAA